CACCGGAGCGGTGACTGTGCCCGAGCGAATCGAGCGGGACAGGTCGCCGTAGGCATCCTTGACGCCTTCAACCGCCTTGACCTGCTCCTGCTGCCACTTCACCAGGGCCGCCTCGCGCTGGTCGCGGTTCAGCTTCTGGAACTCCTCGCGGACCTCGGACAAAGGCCGCTTGAGTTCATCGAGGCTGACGCCCGCCTTGTCGGTGTTGTCGCTCAGCAGCAGAAAGCTTGCTGCAGCGGTACCGGCCATCAGCGCCAGCCCAAGCGGCCCGCCCAGGGCGCCCAGCAGGCCACCGGTAGCGGCGCGCGTGAGGTTGGCCTGGGCAATGGCCACGGCGTCGGTAGAGACCTTAAGCGCTGCCTGCTTGGGTATCAGCTCGCTCTGCACCAGGGAAAGACGCTGCAGCCCGGTCGCCGCGGCGACGGATGCTTCTGCCTGCTGGAGCTGGGCTTGAGCATAGATGCGTTGGGCGTCTGCGGCGCGCAGGGCAGCCTGAGCGTTCTGGACCTCGGCGGCGCGCTGCATGAGCCCAGCCTTGAGCGCCAGCCCGGACTTGGCCACGTAGTTGACCAGGGCCGCCACTCCCGCCCCAGCCATCGCCGCGGCCACCACGTTGACGTTGTCGGCCAAGGTGATCAGCAGGCTGGATAGCCCAGCCACGGCGCCGGTGCGCTCCTCCATGCTCGCCAGGAAGGTGCCGACTGCATTGTTGATGTTCACCAGCGCATCCTGAACGCTGGTGGACATCTCGGCTGCGGCCTTGCGGTTGGCCTCTACTGTGCCCAGCAGGCCGGTGTTTAGGTCATCCAGCGAGAGCTTGCCCTCGACGCCCAGCTTGCGGATCTGCTCAGCGCTCTTGCCGGTGGCCGAAGCGATCGCGTTGACGATCGTCGGCATCGCGTCCTGGATCGAGACCCAGCCATCAGCCTCGACCTTGCCGGTCTGCAACGCCTTCGAGTAGGCATCGAGTGCAGACCCGGCCTTGTCGGCGGCCGCGGCGTTGGTCACCAGCAGGAAGCTGAAGCTGTCGGTGATGTCGAGCGTCTGCTGGGTGTTGAAGCCCAGGCTGCGCATGACGTCGGCCGTGCGGATGTACAGCTCCTGGGCTTCGGCCAGGGGTCGGTAGGTTTCCTGCGCGGTCTGCAGCAGGTGCTCCTGCACCATCTGGTATTCGCCAGCACTGCCAGCGGCGGCCTGCATGCGGTCGGACATCTGCCCATAGGCGTCCACCTGCTTGATGATGCCGCCGACAAGGCCAGCACCAGCCACGGCCGCAAACGCGCCGCGCATCAGTGCACCGGCCTGCTGCGCCGCACCGCCAGCACGATCGAACGCCGAGTCTACCTGGGACAGGCTGCGATCGATGGACCTGGCATTGCGCTCCACCATCGAATCGGCATTGGCCAGCTCGCGGCGCAGCTGAGCTGTGGTCGCCTCGATCTGGACCAGCATGCCCTGGACTTGTTGGTCAGCCATTCATTTCTCCAAGCCAGCGCGGCTGTATGGGTTCTACGCTTCTCCACGTCCGCGCATGAAGGCCTTGAGCCGATCAGCGACGCTGGCCTTCTTGGCCTGGGCAGGGGCTGGTCGCCCGGTAGGAGTGCTACGGTTCAGGTTCATCCAGTCCAGCCGCGCATTCAGCGCCATCATGAGCTGGGGTATGGGGGTGTGCCAGGCGGTTTCAGGCGGCCAGCCAAGCCAGCCGGTGGCCACGCCGAACAGGTAGTCGACGTAGCTGCCGTTCTTCACTGCGCTGTGCTGTCCGCCTCGGGCTTTCCCTGGGCGACAACGCTCGGCGGTACCGGGTTGAGCAGCACGGTGATGAAGCGGGTCAGCTGGGCCGACACCTTGGAGACGCCGGTTTCAAACACCTTGTTGGCCACCACCGTGTGTTCCTCTGGCTTGAGCGTGGCGCCGGCGATGACGATGTCGGCGCAGGCGGCGATGCTCATCAGGCGCATGGCCTCGAGCGCCCCGCGCAGCCCGCCGAAACGGGCCTCGATGCGCAGTGCCGCGTCTAGCGTTGGCTTGAGGGTGTAGGTCCGTGCGCCAAGCTGCACGGTGACGGTGCCGTAGAGGGCATCACTCATCTGGTTGTCTCACAAGGTGAGGGGCCGAGGCCCCATGGTTAGGCAGTCGCCGCGCCCGGCAGGATCTCGAGGATGTCCGAGTTGATGGCGATGGTGAGGTTGCGGCGCACGACGTTGTCTGCTGCACCGGGCGCGACCGTGTTGTTCATGACCTTGCCGCGCATGTAGAACGTGGTCGGCAGGATGACCGGGTTGGCAGTGGGATCGCCGTCGTTGAGCGTGATCTTGAGGTTGTAATCCCCCTTGGCACGGTCCTTGTGGGCGGTCTTGACGGCCTTCTGGCCGGCATCGCCGTTGTCCAGGCCTACGGTGACGGTCAGGTCACCAGCATCGGCCGTACCCTTGTACTTGCGCACCCGGCCATCGCTCAGCGAGGTGAAGGTGACCGAGCTGAAGGTGTCCCCGAATTCACCCAGGTCCTCGATCTCACCGACCCCGATGTAGGTGTCCTTCTTGTAGTCGGCCTCGGTAGTGGCGCCGGTCTTTCCGCCGATACTCAGGCGGCAGCCTGCGGCGGTGTTCAAATTGTCAGGCATGGCAAAGCCTCCAAATGCACTGGATAGAGCCGCGTGGCGGCAGGTAAATGGATCAGTGGGTGGTGATCACACGAACGGTGATCGAACCCTGGTAGGTCACGCCGTCGGCGTCTCGCTGCGCACCGACCTGCTCGACCCGGACGGACACGGCCCGCCCGACCGATAGGGTCAGAGAGCGCTCGTCCAACGCGGCAACGACCTCGCCGTTGATGCGCTTGACCTCAGCCTGGCCGATGGCATTCGACCAGACAGAGAGGTAGAGCAGCCGCTGCTCACGCTTGCGCCCAGCAATGGGCGAGGTGTTCACGGCGATCTCGCTGTCGATCGAAACGTAGGGCATGGGCGCGTCCATTGGTGCCCCATCGTAGACCGGGCAGCTCACCTCGGCTTCGAGACGAGCAAACAGCGCCTCCTGAAGGGAGACGGCCGGATCAGCCATTGCCCACCCCCTGGCTTGCCTTGCGCAGCGTGCGCCGGATAGCCGCTTCGATATCGATCAGCACGTACTCGCGATTGACCTGCATCGCGGGTCGCAGCCACGGATGCGCCGGCCGGGCCGGGATGGCCGGGTACTTGCCGAAGAAATTCACGCCGTCGCTCTTGTTCTTCGCACGGCGGTTTCGGTTGCCCGAACGCTTGCCGCCCACATAGCCCTTGGTTCCGTACTCGATGAAGCGCAGGTAGAAGAACTTGCGGTTATCGCGCTTGCCCCGGATGCCGATCTGGGCGTCCAGCCCGCTTGGCGATACATACACCTTCAACGCCTCGGCGGCAGCCCCCGTGTCCCTGGGGATCATCTGCCGCATGCTCGCCAGCACGCGGTCGGCGGACTTCTGCATGGCCGGCTTGAGTTCGTTGTCCATGTTCTTGTGGATGTTACGCAGCGTGCGGCGCAGCTTGATGTCGCCGCGCAGGCTGGAACGGCGAGCCATGGGCCTACTCCTTGGCCTGGGCGGCCTTGGCAGGCTTGTCAGCCTTGTCGATGACGGCTTCGGCGTAACCGCGGGCGATGAGGCCCTCGGCCTCCTCCTTGGTCACCTCGAATTCTTCGCCTTGCTCACGCTCGCCATTGGCGCCGGTCAGCGGGCCGAGTGCTCGAATTTTCATGATTCACCTCATGGGTTTGGGACCGACGAGCACAGAAGTCTCATCAGGGTCTGCTCGTTGTCAGGTAGTACGGCCTCCACCTGGTAGGTGGTGCCGCGTCTTGTTAAGCGCCAGCCCGCGACAAGGTCACTGCGGGGCCGGACGATGATTTCAGCCGTCACCACAGCGTCCAGCTTCTCGGCAACGGCGTTCAGACGACCATTGGGATGCCGGATCTCAGCCCACAGGTGATCCGGGGTTGCAGGCTTCCATACCTGCACGGCACCGCCAGAGGCGTTGCGTTCTCTATGTGGGAAGGTCACCAGACAACGATGACGAAGCGGTCCGGCCCTCATATGCCCCACCCGACCCGGTACGGTGTTAGCAGCGCTTGAGAACCCCGGGGCAGGTCGGTGGCGATGGTGCCGATCACGACGTCTTCACGGTTGGCGTACAGGTGGCCCAGGATCAGCAGGCAGGCCGACTTGAACGGCGCATTGCTGAGCATGGGCTTCTCCCCGGCAACTTCGGCTGCGATTGCCTCAGCCAACGACTGCGCATCGGCGTAGACCTGGCGGTTGAGGTAGTCCATGGCCGATTGCTCAGCGGAGTCGATCAGCAGTTGCAGGTAATCGTCGTCATCGTCCGGATCACGCAGGTGGGCGCGGGCCAGCGCCATGCTGATCACTGACATGGCTCACTCCTCCAGGGGGGTGCGCGATACCAGCTTGCGGAGTTCAAGCTCTTCGGCATGACGCCGCGGTACCAGGTAGCCCGGACCGTGGCGCCGGCGCAGCTCGCCCTCGTCCATGAACGAGCGCAGCGGGTAAACCTCGACCGTGGCCGGATTCATCTCGACCGGAACGCTCGAGGTGGATTCGTCCAGGCCTGCCGCATCGGTAGCGCCATGCAGCGCGTCGTCAGCCTGGCCCGGCTGGCTCAGCGAGGCGCCAGCACCTGAAGCATCCTCGGCCAAGGTGGCAACCGGCGCCAGCTCTACCGGCACCTCGGTCGTTAGGCCGCCCGCTTCCTGCGCGGCGTTGGCGCCCAGGTCAGCGCCGGGCAGATTGGTTGCCACGCCGCCTGCGGCCGCATCTGCACCGCTGGTGTCGCTGCCGTCGGGCGGCGAGTTCGACGCCTGGTCAGCAGGTGCTGGTACAGCCTGCTCCGGTACTGGGCTGGGTTTGTCCTGCTTCTTGGTGTTGGCCATGAGATCGCTCCTGTGCGGCGCCATCGCTGGCGCCTTGAAGTGGAAAGCTTACGAACCGCTGCCGGTCAGCGGACCGGTAACGAACGCCTCGCCACGGTAGATGGCCAGCGCCAGGCGCTGCTCGGCGCGAACGGTGACCATGTTGTTTTCGAAGTCCTTGTCGTTCTCGGTGGAGATCAGGATTTCAACGTCCTGGCGGTCGAAGATCTGCGCACCCAGGCCAAATGCCCCGACGAGGAAGTCGTCGAGCGGCATGGCTTGGGTGGATACAACAGGCCGGCACCACAGGGTTGGCTGGGTATCGCCCTGTGGTTGGCCGATGAGATAGCG